CCCACCTGAACCGCCGCCGCCGTAGCACTCAACCCAAACAACTTTAACGCCATCGGGCTTAGTCCATGTGGCAGGAGAAGTAAAACGCTGGAAGTCTACGACTGGCCCAACCAGTCCACTAACGCCAGCTTGATTTTTTCTTGTTATGCCGCTCATTAGTAAAACCACATCCTGACAACTCCATTTCCGCCTGCACCGCCTACGCCAGAGTTGCCTGTACCGTCGTTACCTCCGCCCCCTCCGCCTCCGCCGCCAGGGAATCCACCTGCGCCACCTGTTCCAGCAGTTCCACCTTCGCATCCACCGCCACCGCCGCCGCCGTCACCACAGCCAAAAGGATGGTCTGGCCCGTCAGTGCCAGGATTGCTACTCCCTGTTTGGTTGCCACCGCCACCAGCGGAACCTCCGCCATCGTATCCACCAGGCTGGTCAAGGTTGCCACCCCACGCACCGCCAGCACCGCCGTTACCTTCGGCATCGGAAGAGCGCATAAATCCGCAACCTCCACCGCCACCTCCACCACCGCCGTGCATACTGACACCGCCATCACTTGCGGCTGTACTATCTGCGCCACCGTTACTGTTGGTATGACCACCAGAACCACCACCGCCTCCCCCGTATTCAGCGTTGCCACCACCTTCGTTTATGTTTCCGCCCTTGCCACCGCCGCCGCCGACTCGCTGACCGTCACCTGTACCTTGTATCGTTGGATTAGCGCAAACACCACCAGTAGCGTCTGTTCCTGCATCCTTACCGCGTTCTCCGGTGCCGCCCCCACCTCCGCCTCCACCTGCCGATGTATTAAGCGCGTTCTTTCCGTACCCGCCTCGACCACCACCGTAAGCAGACAAAATGATTTTGCTAGTGGCATCGTCAGTCACTGTCGTGTCGCTACCAGCCGTGCCATTGTTGCCATCAGAAGTTGAAGCCGCCGCACCGCCAGTGCCACCTGCACCGATAGCAAGAGTCAGTGTTGCCCCAAGCGACGAAGCAGGGAAGGACATACGGGCCATTGACGCACCGCCTCCTCCACCAGAAGCAGTCCCGTTGTTTCCAGAACCAGAACCGCCTCCACCACCACCTCCGACGACTTCCATCACGATGATGGTGCAACCCAATGGTTTATGGATAGTTCCGGCAGAGGAGTAACTACGGAACGTAGGGTTCCCGTCAGCGTAGCCAGAACGGTTTCCGTTACGGCTGGTTGTTGTTACTAGGCCAGCCATGCTTAAGTTTGCTCTAAGTAGGTAACAGAAATATCCACGTCGGTTCCATCCGTGTCGTCGTCCAACACGAATACCAACTCGTCATCGTCAGTCAGAACAAGTTTATCGTTATGGATAAAAGTAGATAACGCTGGCAGGCTCTGTGTCATGTATAGGTAAATATGATTTCCAGTCCCACCACCGTATGTGTTATTCACATCGTCAACGAACAGATCAAAGGTTTCATCATCACCACTTCTGCCATTGCAAATAACAATTGACAAAATGGTGTAGACGATACCACTTCCTGCGCCGTCTAAGATTTTCACCTCAGTGGTTCCTGCTGAGGCTGTGAAGTTGGACTTCAGTGTTTCAGCCATTTTATCCTCCGACTACCATTGCCATCTCCGTACTGGCACCGCCTGCGGTGCCCGCAATGGTTATGGCTCCGTTGCCGTTTGTGATTGTGATATTAGATCCCTGTGTCAGCGTCGCAACGGCTGGACCGCTGGTGCCACCGATGAGAAGCTCGCCGTTGGCGTCCATGGCAACTGCGGCTACCGTATCAGTGCCCGAGTCTTGCGTGATCAGAACAGCTTTGTCAGCCAGAGCAGTGGCATTAGTGCCACCAGAGGCTACCGGCAATGCTGAGTCCAGAGTCAAAGACGGTACATTTAACGCCGGACTAATATCGTTAAACTTAGCAACGACTTTACCGTCAACAACTACCTCTAACTTAGAGTTACCGCGGTCATATCTGAATCCTCGGCGTACTGTCGTCATGACATTGCCAGGACGAATCCAACACTCGCCCCGCCTGCGGCTGCTGATAGCTGGCCACTCGAGGCAGTTATGTTAGTGCCTGCCATTGCGGTAGCCAGGTCAGCGATTGATTCAAGCCTGGACGCTGTTCCATCAGCATCAAGAAATGGAATACTGTCGGCAGCTACGTTGACGGCTGCCGCTGTGAGGTCATTGAAGTTTAGTGCAACTGTAACCGCCGCAGTCTCTGAACCGCTGTTCGCAATCGTAGTTCCGCCGTTAGTGGCATTAGCGACAGTAGCGACATAATTGCCGGAAGTAGCTGTACCAAGGGCAAGTACACTGCCACTGTTATCGGCGGCGTGTGCGTGGGTAGCATTGGCCCATGCAGTAGATCCGATAGTTGGGGTCAGTGCAGTCGCCCCCGTGATGGTAAGCGTAGATCCATCACTCTCCATGTACTCGCCGCCCACATCGTAGAAGTAAATCTTCTGAGCACCACTCATTACTAAGTCGCCACCATGTACGATTACTCTGCCGTTGGCACCGTCTAGTTTGAGTAAGCCCTTGGAGTTCCCTGCGTCACTAACCAAGAACATGATGTCGCCATCATTGGTGATGTTAGAAACCAGCAACGAGTTTGCAGCGGTACCAAGGTGGTCTGGTGACCCTTCTACGACGTTAGTTAATGTGGCATCGGCTGATAATGATCCGCTCTTATGCACTACTGCGGCATCCCCAGTTGTACCCAACCAGAGGATGGCATCATCTGGGACGCCGGGGGACCTAGCGATTACCCGCTTGTCTGTTATCTGGGCAGTAGCAATGGCTGTATCGCCCGCAGGGACGTGTACAGCGGCCAAAGTTGCTGTATTGCTGGGCAAGGACGGAAACACTGGGTTAGCCGCCGCAGTGCCAGCCGTGACGACAAGCGCGCCGGATGTATTAATACTTATTAGGTCAAACCTAGGATTGCTGGAATCAGCGGTGCCGATGGTGGCGTTACCATCCGATATCGCGTAATGCGTACCAGCAATCATTACAGTGCCTGCGGCAACGGCAACGGTCATATTACTGTTGCTAGTAACAGCACCACCAGTAACCACGCCAGTGCCGTTGTATGCAGCTACCAAGATACCGAAATCTACGGCATCTACTTCGGACTGGCTAGAGGTACCAGCATCCGCTTGGTTTGGTATCGTGAAAGCCATGGTTTACTCCGTGTATAGAACAGTCAGTGTTACATTGGTTCCTGGGATATCTGCGTAGATAGCCGTGTTGAAGTGTACAGGCGTATTAGACAGGTCAATGAAGCTCTGGCTACTCGCTTGCGCAAAGCCGTGTAGCAAGTCTGTACCGCCGTCATCAGTGGAGTCGTTCAACTGCCATAGACCGCCAGTCGCAGCGGCACTGGCGATCACGCCGTACACAACGCCAACGCCAGTAGTTACTTGGCCATCAGAATTGACGATGCTCGTTTTCACATTTACAGCCATTGTTACTCCTCTGGAGTGTGTACCTTATTCATGTGAGCAGACAGTTTCATCTTGGCCGCCTGTTGGGTCTTGGCCTCGAAAGTCTCTTCACATTCAGTACAGGATTCATTCTTAGGGTCTGCGTTATACGAACGCCTGCTGCGCTTTGGGGCTTCAGTCTCAATGCTTTGAATTGTTTGGGCAGCTTGAGCTTGACCAACAAGGGCTTCTAATAAGCTACGGTTAAGCATACGGTCTTCTTCACGCTCTGATCGTTCAGAACGTCCTAGCATTTCACCGTACTCGCTCTTATGCCTGTGTTTCATATGGAAATCAAGCTCCATCTCATTGCGCAGATTGCTCTTACGGCATGTAGGGAATCCCATCTCTGCCCATGTCGCTCGGTCAGGGGCGTCCGCATGTAGGCGGCAAAGCACCTGTCCTTTAGCCTGGGGGATCTGCGGGTCAACTGTCGTGAAGGCGCGGCGGCCATCTTCTAGCTTCTTGCTTAGTTGACTCTGGAGCATGTTGGCGTTCACGCGGCTACGCATACCAGTTTCAACATGCCACACCCACAGATACGCCGCCTCGTCAATCGACGACACACGCATCGGTGCGTCCAGTTCAGCGTCGCCGCCGTGGACTACTTGGTTCACATCCATGCTGCTACCAGATGTGGTGCCGGTAGCATCCATATCTAGAAGCTGCTCCAAGATAGAAGGGTCTGTCACTGTAACATCAGTTGTCCACGGTTCTCTTTCGGTAGTCATATCGCTCCTCTAACGGTACTTCCGCCCGGGCCAAATGTACTATGCCCAGACATAAGCCTTTTTTGTTGATCTAATTGATTAAAGTAATCCTGCCAGATATCCCGACGAGGTGCCGTTTCTTCTTGCTGTTGATCTCGTAGGGCGTTGGCAATGTCCTGTAGTTCTCCAACGGTGTGTACGATGGTGACATTGCCCGTACGCTCATCCTTAACCGCACCTGGGAGGTGGAACTCCGAAGTGGTGAAGGATTCATACGGGCCCATGTCAAGCATGTGTTTCGCCGGTTTGTCATAGCGAATCACGTAGGTTACTTGGTACCTACGCAACTTACTATTATTCTCATCTAGCTGGTACAACTCCGAGAGCCGTAGACACGGCTCATCGGGGCTGACTTCATCAATCAGAAGTACCATTAGCTAGAGGCGCCCTTAATGACTGCAAAGCTAATTACAGGCTGTTCGCCCAGAGTGCCACCGCTAACATTGATGACGCCAATCTTAAAAGATCCAGCCGCGGGAGTGTGAGCCTGGACAACATAAGAACCAATAGTGCCGCCAGAGCTATGATTAACAATCACAACGTCTGTTGCAGCAACATTGGAGTTAGTCACAGTGAAAGACACGATGGCGTCGTCTGCGAGGTTAGCGTCATCCATAGTGATCTGGCCGCTGTGAGTGTTGAGTTCTACGGCAGTGCTCTTGCTGATAGCTTGGGTAACAGTACCGCCGTCAGCTACATTTATGGTTCCGGAAACGATTTCAATATCGCCAGTACCATCATCAAAACGTGCAACGGTAGTCCCGTCCACGTCTACGTCCAGGCGCGAGTTTGCGCCATCCCATTTCCAGCCTCTTCGTGAGGGCATGTGTTACTCCTTATAGCGGTTTCACCGCAGATGATATAAGGAGTCCCCCGACCAGTGCGTTTACATACATGGGTCGGGGAGGCTCCTATTTAGTTGTACCTAGACCGACCAGTCGCGGAAGCCTTCTGCATTCATGTAGTCAACTTCCAAGACGTTGGCGACACCAGTCCTGTTTTCGCACATCAGCACAGCATAGAACAGGTCTGTGTTGGTGATAGGGGCGGTGGTGTATTCAGCAACCACTTTAAGGTCGCCAGATGCTCCTCCGTCATGGCCTATCAAGCATTGGCCAGTTCCATCAGTGAATACTTCGACGCGAACTACGTACCACTCATCGGCGGTAATAGTCTGTTCGGCGCGGATACCGTTTGTAACAGTATCCCCGGCACGGGTTGCGCCACTCGATGTACCTGCGTCACCAGCTACGGCCCGAAAGTCGTCAGTGGTTCCATCAAGGTCATACTGAAGACCTATCATGCCACCAGAACCGTTATAGGTCATGGTTGCTGTAGCAAATTCAGCAGGCATCACAGGCGTACCAAGTGCAAGGGTTTCCGTAAACCCTGCATAGATAGCGCAGTTTAGAGTGCTGAACTTAAACCTGGCTTCCATAGTCATGCCGCCGTCAGATGGCTTGAATGCACCAGCCATGAGAGCAGCATTGTCATCGTTGCCTGAGTCTAGGGTGATAGCTACGATTCCGCCCGGCTCATCGACAGTCCATTCAAATGAACCCTCGTTAACCGATACGAATCCGAAGTTACCAACCTTGACTGTCCCTGACCCATAGGTCAGGTCATTGTCTGGGCCTAGGAAGTCATCCCAAACCCTGATTCTACCGTAACTACCTTGTGGCATTATTTCTCCTCTTCACTCTAGCGAGTCAGATTAGGATGTTGGGGAAGTGGCGTCAGAGTAAATCTCATACAGCCAGTTTCCTGCGGAACGTTCACCATAAGCATATTCATCATAGAGGAATACGCTGGTAGCTCCACCGCCGATATGCGGCTCACGCCTTGTCTCGGTATGGGGCGAAATGCCTTGTACCAAGATGATAGCTTCTTGAGCAAATACGCCACCCTTGGCGTCGTCAGAACCGTCGATAGCAATGTTGCCATCTTCATAGATCTGGACGTTAGCAATCATGCCTTGGTATTTCTCTGCGAAGACACGAGCGGTTGGCCCTTCTTGCAGATTGTAAGTACCAACACCGGCTGTGATCTCGTCATACAGGTCCTTGATCTGGAAACCATGCAGGACGGCTCTGATAGGCTCATTGCCCGGTTCAGTGGCATTGCTGGTGATGCGGTGACCCGCAGCAGCAAGATGACCACTGGTGAGTGTTGTGCCGTCACCAGCCAAATAGTTGGTCGCTCCGTCAAGGACGGTCAGACCATCTTCATCCTTCTTGCGTTGGATGGCGTTCTGAGCAAGGCTACCAACCTTTGCATATGCAATGGAAGATATACGGGCCGCAACGCGGTCAGTAATCAGGGTTTGGATGGCAACCACAGTAGGGGTGATCGTCAGCAATGTGTCGCTCATTTGCTGCGGGTTGTCCAGCCGAGTGGTTTCAGTCACGGTCTGAGCAGTAAGCTGAGCCATCGTGACCTCACGCCAACTGGTACCGGTACCCTCAGAGAGGGTAACCTTGTCTACCAAGTTAGGCATGACACCTTCAAATTCACGGGTTTGCCGAGCACTCGCCACAACTGTGGGTAAGCTGTCGGCAAGCGATTGTGTGATTGTATCGCCTACAGCCATCGAAGAATCTCCTTGTTAACGTCGGCCTCCGCCTAGGATCTTAGCTGCCCGGGCATGATCTTCAGGACCAGCGGTGTATTCGGAGTTCCCGTATACATCACGCATCCATCGGTCATCGGACATGCCAGCTCCGCCAGCAGAGGGACCGGTACTTAAATCAAATTCACCAGTTTCTTCAGGATCTGAAGCTACGGGAGCGGCCTGAGTGCGTCGCGCTGAACGCTCCGCTACTCGTGCTACCTTTTGTGCTTCAGCTACTGCGCGGTGTAGACCTTTTACATCCCTTCTATCGTGAGCCTGAGTCCACATCTCGCGTACTGACGCTAGCTCTGGGGAGTTGTGGAGGTCAAGCACTGCTGTGCCTGTATCATCCACTACACTGTCCACCAGCTCTTGCGACAGGTCGTTCCACTCTGTCTCATAATTCAGAGTAGCTTGCGTCTGTGCTGATTGCTCTTGTATAGCTGATAGTTCCGCCGGGAGGTTGTCCGTATCCCCTGAACTCATGGCTTTCATTAGGGCATCTAAACGGTTATTAATCGTTCGGATGTCATTGCCTTGGCCAAGGAGGAGTTGCTCCGTTTGGTTCTGTCGGCCCCGCCGACCACTGCTTGCCTTTAAGTCATTCTTCAGCTTTGCAATTTCAGCATCGCGTTCTGCCAACTGAGCCTGATAGTCTGGCGTACCAGAGTTTTGAGGTTCAGTACCCTCTAGCGGGTTGTCTTGTTGACCGCCGTCAACTTGAGGAACCGCTTCTTCGTCAGCCATGTGACCTCACAAAAAAAGAGCCGCCGTTAAAACGGCGACTCTGCGCACTCACACCCCACATCACATCACATCACATCGGGTGCGGTACCGAAACGGTACCATTCTCTTGAATCTCTGTCAATATGCTTAGATAAGTATAGGTATTGCGAATAGTGTCTATGTGTATCCTCTTGCGGCAACGCTTGCATGTAAATATTGCCGTGCCGTCTAAATATTCGGCTAGTTTTTTATTACAATCCACACATCGTACAGAATCCACTAGAAGCGACTTTGGGCAGTAAGGAATTGGCCGCCACGTTGAAGCCTGCGATTAAGAGCCAGTTCACCGTAAGAAGTACGGGCGGCCTCTGCGTAACCCCACTTCACGTATAAGTGATCCATCGTCGGATTGGCTTGACGGAACTCTTCCCGCGCTGCATTGACCTCACGTTGGACACTGGATATTAAGTCGCGGTATCTATCCTTCAGGACCTTGCGACCATCGTCATTGGCATCCAAATACCGACGATACACCAGCCCGCGCATACCAGAGGTGCGTGCTGCAATCTGTTTTGCAATATCCCAATACGTACGCAGGCCGCCCCGCTCTGCCCCCATGCCTACCTCTCGGTAATACATACGCTGCATATCTGTCATCACAGACATGAGTTCAGCATCAAGCAATTCGATGCCATCTTCCGGGTACGCCTCGTCAATAGCGTTACGAACTTCTTCTACGTGCATGAAGTACGCCGCATAGTCAGGCAATCCATCAAAATCCATAGGCATTTCCACTGCTCGCTGAGCAGAGGCAAATATCTGTCCCCTGGTACGAGTATCCCCCCAGGCACCAACGCCCGTCTTAATCATTGTTAAGTAATCTTGCCATTTCTTAGGAGATCTCAACCCGTCTTCAGTACGCAATGACTGCGCCGCTTTCGGGTATATAGACATTGTGTAATACAAAACACCTTGGTACATAGTCCCAGCTTTTTGTTCGTTCTCGCGCCATTGCTTGGCACTGATCAATCCGTTGCGGTATCGCATATCGGACTCTAATTGAGAGTCATACATCTGCGAAAGATACATGCCTAACGAAGAAGCCATGTGCGCTGTTTGAGCAGCATCCGTACCAAATTCATCACTAGCGCGTACAATACCCGTGCGCCTTAGCTGGCCTCCGCTTTGACGATTAAACCGATTAGAAAGACTGGAAACCACAGGTATGCCAGTCGGCTTTTCTCGGATTAAGAGTTCAATCTTCCGACGTTGCGCACTGCTGATTGGCGCAGTAACAAGTGTGCCATCATTCTTACGGTATTCTAATTTCGCACTAGTAAAGAACTCATTCCTAGCACGTGGTCTATCTGTTGCATTCATGAGTTCTAGCTCCGCCTCCAGCTCGGCGGCCACGGAATCTAATGCTAAGTCCTCTGGGCTTTTATTCTCGTCTCCGATCTGTATAAGCTGGTCGATACCCATAATCAAATCTCGCATAGCGCCCACGCTCATAATGTGATCTACCCGCATCGGAGAAAAGTTCAAGAATCCGCCTACGCGCTTCGCTGTCTCTGAAGTGTACTCATCGTACTGTTCAGATTCAGGAAGGCTTTCCGTGCGCTTATCAACAATCGGAGCGTTTCTAAAGCTATCCCAGTTGGTTAGTGTTTCGTTTATCAACTGGCCAGGTGCAGTAATCGTGGGTAATTTCTGTACACCGAATGAAGAGTCTCGACCTCCAAAGCTCACCACCGTGCCCATCGGGTTCATCTGTGGCAGCAAGGCTGTCAAAAACTGTTCCACGTTCGCAGAATCAAGGTCGAACATCTTGTCAAGGGCGAGAACAATTCCAGCGTTGATACTAGAATACTCACGCAATAACGGTTGTGCAGACATAGACAGGGGCCGCATCGTACCGTCTTCTTGTTCTTCCTCCCCGTATATAACCTGCAATCGAGTAATGCGGTCTTGGAGGGACATATTCCTAAACGCCTCGGGGTACATCATGCGATTCCAGGCGTACACCATCGTGGCAACCCCAGCAAAACCCAAGAGTGCGATCTTAGCTCTGTTCTCTCCGGCCCTCCTTGCCCATTGCCCCTTAGCGAGAGTGGGCATCCCAGGAGCGGCTCCCAGTCTAACGCCACCGCGACGCAAAGCACGTACCGGCAACAATGTCCCTTGGATAGCAGCGTTCGTATACAAGAAAGCCGAATCAAACAACTTGATCGCGTTACCGTATTTCTGGAAGTCAACAGTCACGTTACGGGCCGCATATGCAGCCGCCCGTACAGCTTCTGCATCATACATGCGGTCACCAATCTTTACCTGAGCAGCTCCTCCTGTTCCAGGCGTATCCTCCAGTGCCTCGCGTGCAGCTCTGTAGCTCTCTCCTTCTCCAGCAGCCCGTCGGGCTTGCTCTCTGTCGAGTACGTTCTTAAACGTTGCACGGCGTGGAGCCATTTCAATTGCACTACTCAAGTAATTCAAAAAGTGCAACGGACTGCCTGCCCACTTTGCAAACTTCTCGTATGTAGTGAACTCGGTCATACCTGATTCAAGTCGCGCTGCGCGCTTGCTGCTCTCCCTGGCAATTTCATCAGACGTACGACCTGTGTAACCTCCAACATCAGCACCGTATCGTTTCATTGCGTTCATGATTTCATCCCTGCCATGAATATCAAGAAGGTTACGGTACAAACTACCAACCAAGGCTTTAGGCATTACGCCCTCATTCATCATTACAACCATCATGTCGTGCAGGAAGTTGGCCGCCATGAAGACAGGGTTATGGGAAGTAAACATCATTCGGAATGGCCGGTTAGCCATTCGTAAGATACGCATAGCTAAGTTGTAATCCACTTGTGTCATGCTCTCTAGGAGATTGGCCTCTACTTCCGGTATCTCCCATATCTCATGCACACCATTAACACGACGGCTCACCCTCTTCGTTTTAATGCCGTAGCCTTTTATTGTGTCACGCTGAACCTTTGAACTAATCTCAAAGTTGCGTAGCTTCTGGCCAGGATCTAGGGTGACTACTTTACGAACCAACCCTGGAGGGAGGCTCTCGTCCCACATAGCTTTATTGATTAACGACACAGCCATGTTGTTATAATAAATATTCCTATAAGCCTCTCTTGTCGCAGAGGCCATGGCTTGCATTGGCCTTTGAAATACCGGAGCCTCCGGGTTAAGACCTTTTTGCCCCAACTCCTTCCAAGTCGATTCATCCATACCGATACTGATCGCTCTCTGGCTGCCAAATGTATCAATGTGCGTTCTAAGCTCGCCTTCAACGTATTTCACTGGGTTGTAGTACGGGAATATATTCTCTAACTTGTCGCTTAATTCACGAGACATAATCCCAGACTCAACATACATTTCACGTATGCCTTTGTAATGCCCGACCAGTGCTTCTACACCATCCATAACGCGTTCGAATGCCGCCTTCGTGTACGGTACTTGAGTATATGACTCTCCACGCGCAGCAGCAGCAGCCCATTTTGTCCGCTCATTTGCTTCATGAGCAGCCTTTTTACTAGCATGTTCTGCCGTGTCACCTAGTTGCTGTCGCAATTCACGTATTGCTCTTTGCATTTGGTTCACTGACATACCGCCCGGGCCTGCACGACTCTCACCTTTGCCGAGTCGAATCATCTCATCGACATCCAACCTGCGTAATTGAGTGCCTGCTAGGTCTACGTTGGTCATTGCAACAACATCAACGTGGTGTAACAAAGCAGCCATGGTGTCCACTGCTGTCGTAGAGACATTGTTACCATTAATATCATCAATGTTGTTACCAAGGGCACGCAGTACGTCATCCCTACCAATATGCCACGCAGTATCTGCTGCGGACTCCATACCTGACCCAAGGCTAAAATGCAACTGAGGGTTCCAGGCATCAGGCAATTTATACAATGGTGCCCCGCCACGCTCTAGTAGGTACTTATTAACTATCGGGAGTACCGTATCGGACACGCGAGCGGAGTCTTTATTTATCCGGGCGTTTTTATCGAATAGCGTTTCTTCAACAATGATCATGCCATTGCGCAATCTCTCTGTTACCGGCGGAGGCGGGGGTTCAGGTGGGGCACCAAATAACCTATCACCCCAGGTGTTGTAGTCTTGGTCGATAAATGATTTGAACTCTGCCTCAGACCCCCATCCAGGGCCCACTGTCGCACCAACCTCAGCTGTGTCAAATGGAGTGGCGACTTGATTTGGATCCCTATACCACTGCTGACCAGGCAAACCGGCCTGACCTTCTACCTGGGCCGCCTGATCCACTAAACTAACAAACTCTTCGCCAACTGCTTCATCTAGTTCCTCGGCAACATCTTGGCCACCTAACCGTGCCGCTTGATCAGCCTCACGTTGGTCGATTGCTCGTTCAATATCAAGTCTATTAATGGCCGCATTCTCACGTGGAGTGCCACGTCTACGACGCAGTATCTCCATAATGCTGATCCCATTCTCTTCAGCGAACAGCCTGTTTGCGTTGCTGATCCTGCTAGTGCCCGTCTCTGATGCGCCCCACCCCGTACCGCCAGGGAACCTACCTTCAGGGGACCCACCTGCAATAGTTCGTCCCGTTCCAGAAATAACCACAGCACGCCAGACTGGTCCAGACGATGTGCCGTATTCTGCTTGGTGTGCCCGGGCTGCTTCCCCTCCTTCAAAAGGTATCCACCTATTTTGACGCGGGGACCACCACGCCTCTCGTTCGAAGTCAAAGGTTAATCCGGTGTCCGGATCAATTACTGTATCCTCAACCTGCTGCGCAATGCGGGCTTTATCTGCATCTGGTATTTCAGGAATATCTGCAAGTGCTTGTCGGATGAAGCGACGAGTCGCCGCACGAGATAATCCAGCAGCAATTTTCAATCCCTTTCCAAGAACGAACGGGTCGAATACAACTCCTACTGCAATCTGCGCAAACAATCCTCGGTTACGATGCTTCGCAATGGTGGCATTGTAGCCATCCTCCCACATCGTTGTGTTCCACGGCAGGGTGTGTGTTAGCTGGAAACCAGTCTCAGCAAAGGCTTCAAAAGGAGATGCGGCTACATCGAGCACGCCAAGCATTATCTTTCCCATACCAGCAAAGGACTGCTTAGCATTGAGAGTCCCAAACCGGCTCTCTCCTTCAACGCGTATAACAGTATTCTCGGTAAGGCTATCCTCTAATTCGTTCAGATAGATAGCATCCTGCTCATCTTCCGGACTAATGACAAGCATCTTGGGGTTCTTACCGTCAAGAGGGACTTTATCCGCTGGAGTGATATAAGTGCCAGAGTTTATGTGGTCTAAATCAGCTCCAGCAACGTTGCCCTGACCGATAACGGTTCTAACGTTATATAAATCAGGCGGCGACCACCGCGCACCACGCACCCCATCAACGATTTCTTTATGCTTGATTGGGTCAGTTATCTTTAACTGAGTCATGTCAACAGTAGGGTCTGTTGCTGCTGACTCAAAAGCCGTACCTGCTTTTATTCCACGGTCTTTTTCTTCGTCAGTAAGACGAGGCGCGCCCGTGCTCGTTGTCTCCCTGGTCGCTTTCTCACGTGGATCCTGCCTGCCACCAGTGATTCTCAATCCAGGCATCGCATCAGCAAACTCATCTTGGCCGCCAATCGGCGCGTTAATGTTGAACGCGTCTTCAGTACCGCCTAAAGGCGATACTTCACTCTGCCGTGCGTCTTCTTCCTCCTTCCTCTTATTGAGTACAGAAGTAAGACGCTTCTGAGTTTCCGGGGTGGTCCGAAGGAAGTAGTCCATCTTACGACCTCAGGGATAGTGGTAAGAAACGTGCCGAGTTAGAACTACGAGTTCCAGAAGCAATGCCCTGGGCCAACTCTCGTTCAAAGGTGCCTTCAGGTATGCGAGCGCGCGCTCCCATTGAACGAAACTCTTCTAGCTCCTCAGGAAGGATATTACGTAACGCTTGGGCAGACGGTGTAGTGAACCCAGCCCTTCTAAACAGGCGACCTTGTGAAGGTCCGACTTCCCTGCCGCCTAGGAACTGAGAGATACCACGGGATGGTTCTCTGTCAAATACCAGGCCACCCTCCTGCATCCCACGCACGCCACGGCGACGCAACCTTCTCTTCTGGTCAGGTTTCATATCCCTGTCTAACGGTATTATCTCTGTACCATTGGGGAACAATGCGACCTCAGGTCCAGATTCACCGACTAGAGTTACTTTGTCACCAGTCGTAATGCCGCCATCTGCTTCACCGTACTCATCTGCCCACATGTTAAATACATCTTCTTGGGTGGGTGACGTATCACGTCTTGCCGCAGCAGTCTCTAATTGACCTGTAGTTGGCCCAGGATCCGTTATCCAGCTACCCACACTTTTTGCAACATTAGGAATAGTATTAGCAAAAAAGCTAACCAGTGGATCTGGGGTCTTTTCCACGTAACCTGTTCCAGTAGCCCGGTAGTCAGGAGATGCTGCGTAAAATGACTCGGCTGTATGAGGAGAGCTGGACACATAGTTTGCATCTGTAGGAATCATGTCGTCTGGGTCATGATAGCCTGTGCTATCGCTGCCTATGGTTCCACTTGCTGCGGCTGAGTACGGTGTGGTTGGCGTTGGGACTATAGGCCGCACTCGCCGACCTCCTCCCATACTGAGTGGCGTGGTAGGCACGGAGACTTCTCCCATAGAAATAGAAGGTGTGGGATCTGGTACGAATCCTGCTGTACCAACATCTGTTACGTTCCCACCAGAAGTAAATTCCTCGCCATATTTTTTTGTTGCAGCATCAAATTCAGCCCCACTAGATCCCCTGGTGTTTTGAGCCTGCCCGGCGACAGCCGCAGCTAAATCCTTTGCGCTAACACCAGCACCAGTAGCAGGTTGACTCAATGGAATCTCGTCCTCAGACAACGGGAAATCTTTGCTCTTAGCCGCTGCCTCTGGATTTACGTATTCACCAGTGTCTACGTAAACCATATTCCCATCAGCATCCGTACGTTGTGCTCTAAATGTATCTTTTCCGGTTCCCTTTCCAGTAGCAGCCACCGGATCCGGTTCTGTTTTCAGTTCACCTGAACCTGTCCCGTCGTCAGCAACGTCGTACAGGTTAATAGCCGGAGCATTGGGGTCGCTTGCTTCCAGATACAGGGTGCCGCCGCTACTCAAGTTTGCCTGTGCAATATCCCATCCCGCCGTGGCATACACGTACTTCTTTTTTGCGGTGTTATATACCCATCGCGACAGACCCTTCGCGGCTGCATCGTCATTTAGAAGCTCCATCCGTTTACGTTCTGCTTCTGCCTCTTCCTCCCGCTTCAGTCGCTCGGCTTTCTGTGTTGGTGTCTCCTCTCCATTAGCGGCAGGAGTCTCGGAACCAGTAGCAGTAACAGGCGGGGTTACTGTCTTGCCTAACTTAAAGTCAGCAGCTGCTTGCATTCGGGCTTGATCGTTCTCAAATGCAATACCTGCACGTTCCTCTTCTTTAAGAAGCTTCTGAATCCTAGCCTCAGATTCTGCTTTATCACTAAGCATGGCAGCTTCATGTAGCTCTTCTTCGCGTTCGGTCTTAGCAAGAGCGGCATCAAGCTTCGCTTGGTCTAGGTCAATCGCTAGCTGTTCACGAACGGTTGGAGCCGGAGGCTCTGAATCAGCCGCCAGTGACGCCTGAAAATCCTCAGCGGTAGGCATGCTACCGCCCGTTATGCTATCCTGAAACCTTTGGTAAGCATCCTGGGCAAACTGAGAAGGTTGGGCAGCTACATTAAATACACCAGCACCTTGACCTAGTGCATCTTCTCCTGCTGCCGCAGCCTGGGCGCTAGTCATATAGTGGAGCTTAGATATAAACGCCTGATCCCCAGGTGTTTTTGCCCACTCCATTGCCTTCTCAAGAACAGTCAATGAATCTGGACGTTTACGGAAATCATCCCACGCCCGGGCTTTATCAATCTGGCCTGTGATAATAGCGTGATCAATAGCGCGATCTAGCGCACCGTCTAGACCCTCTAGCTCGCCCTGCGTACCACGAATGAACTGTTGGCCACCGATAGTCTCGATAGTAGCCGGAGTTTCTGGCAGGCCAAGGTCACTAATTGGACCTTCTGGTCCTGACAGTATGTTAAAACCAGCATCCGTGTACTCTATGCCAGCTTCATACAGAGGCTTTCTTAGCGTTGGGTTGCCTTGGGCGTCTCTGGAAACAACGTAGCCTGTCGCTTCGTCTATCTCGACTGATGAGACTTTACCGCCTGCTATCATCTGCCGGGAACCATCATTAAAGACGGCGACTCTGCTACCGTCCTCAAGAGGTATAGTCTCGACAATTTTAACGTCGCCCTCTTTAGTGTCTACGGACTTCTCAACGATATCGCCGTTGGGAAGTTCAACCATCTCCTTATTACCAATTTTGTGAGTATTGGCAGATTCGTCCCAACCATCCCAGTTCAGGTCACTTTGGCCAGTGACCATTTTCCCGTTGCTTAGAACGTATATCGACTGACCATTTCCGAGGTCAATCTCTTGTGAAATTGGGTTATCAGGGTCAACGCGTTCCGCATAGTCACGTCGCTCTCGCACGCGGAAGCGTCCCGCTTCCCCAGGCTCCGTGCTGGCATACGACTCGTACCGGTTGCCAGACTCCCCCTCATTTAGTTTTGAAGCTTGCGCGTCAGCAGCGCCCCTATTCTTATAAAGCTGGTTGTCATAGTCTGCCCGGTTTTTTATATAGGCGATCCATGTACCATCCGGCCGCAAACTAAGGCCAATCATGCGCACATCTATATTTTGGCCCGTTGCCTGAGTGCGCTCTAAGGCATATTGGTTACGTATTTGCTGTTGCTGGAAGACACTTAAATCTTCTTTGTATGGAACAGCCCGCGTATCAAGGTATTCTGCTTCACTCATGCCTTCCGGCACTTCGTAAGTCTTGTTCACATCCTCAACAAGGACAGGCTCAAACCAAGCATTTTCAGCCATATCCCCAGGTAAGGTGAAATCAGTAGCTTGTGCCATTACGCAAAGCCTCCATTATTACCAAGCGGCAAAGGTCTTTCATCTGGTTCTGCCGTCCTGGGCGCAAGTAAATCCAATGTTGCATCTCGTCCATTATCTTTCAAGAATGTCTCTCGTACTTCCGGCGGGCCAGAACGTAACTTATTGCGCGCCGCAACCTCTGACACCTCTTCTTTACCCAGAGGTACAGTTGTTCCCTTTTTAACAGCCTCTAAAGCACGCAAGCTTTGGTTGTGTATAGCTGCTTGAACTTCTTCTACAGCTAGCTGGTACGGACTTTTACGTCCATTTGACTTACCTGAACTCTGAAATTTTATAGCCATCTATTAACCTGCCAAATTCTGGCCGACCGGTGAGGGCCTGGCCGTATCCGGAGTTATAGGTTGACGGGTTGGCCGACCACCAGGGCCGCCACCCCCAGGACTACCATCAGGGCCGAAGCCCGGGCCACCACCCATCATAGAATCAACCATGGCCTGTTCGCCAGGCATGCCTTGCTGTTCTTGTTGAGCCTGTCGCTCTTCTTCTTGCTGGAGCATCTCTAGTAATCCTTCTTCCCGGGCCGCTTCCTTAGCAAGGATTCTCTGGATCATCGGATCCTCACGTATGGAATCAACCAGCAACCGATGCCTTTCACCAGTAGCATCTTCAAGCCTGGCGTCCGCGCTCCAGTACGTTTCCTTGGATTTAACGCCTGCCTGTACCTCGCGCAGACCAAGTTCACGTGCCTGGAATTGAATCACTGGATCCACTAATTCAAATGAAACCTTCACTTGATAGTCTTTCTCGATGTCAGCACCACTGATTTCGTGGCCCTCGACAATCAAAGACAGCTTCATAGTGTCAATCAGGCGTAATATATGCATGCCTGAACGGGACGCTAAATGCTCTAATTGTTTAGAGGCAGTAGCAAATTTACGGGAAGCGGCTGTAGACAAGATGGCCTGTTGGCCGACGGTGCTAACACCCTGCTCCCTGATACCGGCCAGTGACTGGGCGTACGTACCCAGTTCCAGATCTCGGTCGATCATTTGTTCAGATTCAAAGACATAACGTGGGAGTTGCTGGACTTCCATCCAGCCGACCTCGCCACGGTTGGCAACTTCCAATATATCCCCA